CTATTAGTGAAGATCAAAGAGATGGATTACTGACACTTATTTTAGAGAAGGAGGATTCATGAATGAACTTATAACCTCAGATCAATTGGCTGAAGAGCTTGGTGTAAAACCTCAAACTGTGCGACTTTGGAGAACCAAAACTCGCAAGGGTCATCCCAGTGGCCCAAAATGGACTGTCATCCTTAATAACACTATTCGGTACAACCGATTAGATATTGAGGATTGGCAGAACAAAACTAACAACCCTGACTAATTAAATTATTATGTTAAGCATTACAGCCGTTGGCAACCTAGCCTCAGATCCAGTACAGAAGGAAACTTCTCAAGGTACTAAAGTTACTAATTTCAGATTACTTACAGACATCCAAGATGTGACTGTTGCAATTGATTGCACCGTATGGGGCAACCGAGGAGATGTTGTCATGGACTACATAAAGAAAGGCAATCAGATTACCGTTACAGGATCTGGTAACTTGAATATTTTTGAAAAAAGAGATGGTAGTGCTGGAGCATCCATTCAGGTAAGAGTAAATGACTTTACATTACCTGTAAAGAGTAGAAGCTCAGAAGCAATCCCAGCCTGATTTATAGGGGCATTGTCTTGGAAGAGTTCATGTAAGCCCCCTTTTTTATTTATGACAACAGCCGAAAAATAGCAGCAGCCAAGAAAAGAGTGGCTGAACTTGAACTTCTCATAAAATTATGGAGCAGACCAAAAAAGACCTCATAAAAAATTATTATGACCAGCTTGCAGAATTACAGAAAAAATTCTGGTTTGAACGGTTAGATCTTAAGGAATATTGTGTAAGATATGATGCTATAAATAAAAGGATAGCGGAACTGAAAAATGAGTGATTCTTTAAAACTTAGAAAGTTAAAGGAGATAAGAATAAAAAACCTACAAAAAAATTTACTTGATATACAACTGAAGGGAATAGAACATAGGATAAATATTAACTCAAGAAATAAAGCAGAATTAGCTGCCAATAGCGGCAGTTGGGTTACAGAACATATAAAAACAGCAATCCTTAAATATAATTATGAGATTGATAAAATACCAAAACTACTGGTAAAGAATTTTAAACCAGAAGAGATTAAGGAATACGAAAGAAGCGTTTCATAGGATTTGTTTTCTTGTCTTTTCTTACCTGATGGGCAGCAAAAAAAGCCTCAAGCTCCACAAGACGACCAAGTAAGGATGCAAGAAATACATCCTGTTTCATTTGATGCCTTACCAAATGAGTGCAATACCGTTTGACGCTGTATATATCATCAGAGGCGAGGATGTCACGGCATCTTTGTTCCACCGATAGCTCTAGCTCCAATGGAGCATCTTCTATCTCGATGTTTAGAAATTTTCTCTTTTTCATTTTACTGGGAAGAGTTTTTCTTCAATCATCTTGACGATGGCATCATCAACGTCATTGTCAGATTTCTGTGCAAGGTCTTTCAAAAGATTTAAAGCTGCCTTGCGTAGCGATTCACTTTTACCAAATCTGATGAACAGGTTGATTAAAAATTTAGACATAAAAGTATGTGTTCTTTCCCAAACATACCAAAGATTAGCGATTCTGCCCCTCGATACGACTTACGGCTTTCTCCAGCTGATTGATTCGGTTAAATATTTCTCTTATATCTCTTTCTCTTCTGTTGCTTATATTAGATAAAACCATGAGGAAGGCCG